TTTGCCTCTTTACGTCTGCTGCGGGTTTTCGTACAGCTTTGCTCGTTCCCTGAGACATCATCTTCTCCACTTATAAATAAAAAGGTGAGATTGTCCGAAAACAACCTCACCTAGTGGGGATCGCATCACACCTTTCGGCCGGTCGGATCAACCCTCGTACATGTACGCACTACCCTAGTTAACTTGTTGTACATTGTCAAAGTCATATCGAATTTTCACTACATATAGTAGCCCATGGAGAAACCGACACTACATATCGGGGTGTCGAAATCATTATCAAACTCACAAAAACGCCCCATGCCCGGCCGAAGCCGAGTATGGGGCGGCGTGTAAAGCTGCAAGGGTTGGGTACCTTGCGGTGCCGCCGCCACTGGGATAGTGGCGGCGGCACGGTTTATATTTACTTGCCGGCGATCTGTTTGAGGCTTGACCCGTCGGATACCTCGGGCACGCCGGCTATCGATGTCAATACGGACATGACGGCCGCCAATGCTGCAGTACCCAATACGAGCGCCCAATCGACACTGCCGAGAGTGGCGGCGCTGACGGGGATCGCGGCCACGGCGGATTGCGCGGCGGTCTTCACGGCGCGGATGACGGTGGCTTTCGCCCACGCACCAACAGTCTGCTCTGTTGCGAGTTGGCTGTCGGTGTCGGTGTTGTATTCGGACTGATCCTGTTTGTCTGGTGTCGCTGCATGTTCAGCCATGATATTGCTCCCTTAATCGTTGCAGTCTGAGCTCCTGCTCGAACCGTTCCAAATCCGTTTTATGATGTTTCCGTTGTTTGTGCTCGGCTATCGCCTGTATGGTTTTCGGACCGAAACAGCCGTTGTGCGCGTCCATCAGAACCTGCCCGTGTTGAGTCGGGCTTGCAGGGCGCGTACGGTTGCCGGTCCGAATGAGCCGTCCACAGTTACTCCGAGATACGCCTGCAATGCTCGTATGGTTGCGGGTCCGAGCAATCCGTCGACGGCGATGCCGAGTCTGCGTTGGACTGCTCTGATGAGCATGGAGCCGTGCCCGCCGTAGGAGACGGCGTACAAATTGGGTCGGGCGTACGTGTTGTCGGGCAAGAGTTGGCCGGATATCACGTTGTCGATGGGCGTGCCGAGAACAGACTGCCATTTGCCGACGGTGGTCGGCCCGCAATCCCCATCCACCGCCAACTGCCCGCTGACGGTGCTTTGCGCGGCACCATAGCGCAGGTAGCAGTTCCACGGATAGTCGTAGTAGCCACGAACATTGGTCTCGCGTCCGGTCTGATCGCCGCCCGCACCATACGCGGTGCCGTTTTCACTGATGCTCGCCTGAGCCAGTAGGCCGCCACCAAGGTAGACGGCGACGTGATGCACATCATTCAGTAGGATGTCACCGGCTTGGGGGTTGCCGTCCACGGGGAGGCGTCGCCATCCCCGCGCGTTGAGCTGAGCGGACATGTTACCCGTATACGTGCTATTACCCGTATCAAATCCTGCCTCGCGCAGTGCGTAGATGACCAGCGAGCTGCAGTCGGCGTTGCCTCCCGGTTTGATGTTCCACCGGTCGGACTGGCTGTAGCCGAGACTGGCGGTCTGGCACCAGTAGCGCATACGGTTCATCAATGTGTTGAGGTTACCCATGCTTACTCACCGTCCTTGAGCGCTGCTTCGGATTTCTCCTCCGAGAGCACCGTGATGTTGTCCGGTGGCGGGGTTTGCCCCTGTGGCTGGGTGATGATGTCGTCTGGCATGATTGCCTCCTATTGGTTTGGGTATGAAAAAAGCCACCCCGAGTGGGATGGCTAAAGGAAATTTGATGAAATCGTCTACATGCTGGCAAGTAGGAACATCAGCAATGCGAATTCGGTGACGTTGCAGATCGCCGGAACCACGATGACGGCCACCACTACAATGAGCGCGATGAGCGATGCGGCCATGAGCATGGCGGCGATCAGGGTCAACAGGTCACGCATGATAGCCTCCCTGCTCGGGCTTGTGGTCAGGATTCCAATCGTCATGCGAGTCCCGCCACTCGTATTCACGGCGGAGCTGGTCGTAACGGATATGGCCGGTGCCGTTGCCGCCCTTGGCGAGGTATTCCTCGCCCGAATCCAACGCGCTGCGGAACGCGTTCTGGTCGCGGGGTCGGCTGAACAGGCATTGGCGCAGCAATGTCAGGTCCATGTCCGATATCTGGTCGGTCACCTGTTCGAGCTTGTCGTCGATGCGTTGGAAATGTTTGAAATCACGGTCGAGCTTGTTCCGCATATCCTTCATGTCTTTCGCTGTGGGCGCTGTACGTCTGGCGTCGATGCGTTTGATGACCCACGCGACGATGACGCCGATGACGCCACTGCTCAACAGGCTGCTGATGATCGAATCCCACATACGAAACGACTCCATTCCTATTTAGCTTGCAATCCCTCCATGGTTGCACTACAGTAGTGCATAAAGAACTACAGTAGTGCACCCATGATGGGAGATTTGAAAATGGCTGACATCCACACTCCACAGAGAACCACCGACCTACAGGGCCTCGGTCTCCAATTCCGATTACGCAGGGAGGCGCTTGGCATGAGCCGGCGTGAAATCGCCAGGCTCATGGACGTCGAGGAATCCACCGTATTCAGATGGGAGCATGCCTTCCCGCCCAATGGTGTGGTGTCGATGATCACCGAATTCGAATACCGGATACACAGGCTCCGTAGCAATTTCAAAGCTCAGGCCACGGCTGCCCGCGATGCGCAGATCGATGCGTTCGGCGCAGCGCCGGCGCATGTCGATATTCATCTGACGGTCCCCAAGTCGGACGCCAAGGTGGGTGCCGTGTTCGTTTTCGGCCAGGAGGAACGTCTCCTGGAGCATATGCCCATCGGCCTTATCCGTTCTCTGGCGGGGCATCTCATCGACGACCTGCAGAATGAGGATTACCGGATATTCGCCCGGGAGACCGATGCTGCAGACCCATTGCGGTTCGCGCAGGCTACTTGTGTTTTCTCGAAGAACGCATGACAGTATGTCGTCATATCACACCGATAGCCGCCACCCCGGCACCGCAGATGAACGGGACTAGCCAGTTGGTGAGATGCTCGAGTAGAGGCATGCTTGATGCTCCTTATGATCCTTATGTTGAGTCGGCTATCAGCGGCGAAAATATTCGTTTATCGGTATGAGCCTTCCATGTTGCCGGTGATATGTCCGGCGGCAGTGATTCTGGATGTTGGAGCGTCGAGCATGTTGTAGATCCTGCTGTTACCCGCATTATCGATATATGGGATAGTGTCCACGTATAGGTAGAGTAGGTTCGCTGCGTCACTGGGATTAGCGAGCCTGCTATCGCTGTTCATGGAAACAAAGTATTGGCTGATAGCGTGATACGAAGTGTTGACCAAGCTGGTGGGGGCTGGCCATGAGTCGATTTCTTCATGCTGGTCCAGCACTCTCATGGGTAGGAGCTTGCGTTCGAAGGGAATGAGGATTCCTTGTACGCCGGTGATAGCGCCATCCTTGTCTTTCACGGTTTTAACCGCGAATCGCTTCACATCCTCACGGGTCAGTGTCAAGTATCGTTGAATACTGATCACGTATTGCGCGCCGGACGGCAGCAGCGAATAATTATAGAACCCTCTGGAACTGATCCTATCCTCGAGTGGTAGAGGCGTATGCAGCGCGGTATAGCTCATCGTTTTATATGAGTTGTTACTGCCTCCCGAATACCATGGTGTCGTGGGCATAATCCCACCAGACAAGGCTTGGATGACTTGACTGGCGATCACCTGGTGTCCCTGGTCATTGGGATGCAGGCCGTCAGGCTGCGAGTAATCCGTGTTATACAACAACCATAAATGCGCGTTACCAATAACGTGGAAGCCTCCAGCTGACAGGCGTTGGCATACGATTCTGATTTGTGGCATCAAATCCGCGAGCCTGTCATTGTTCGCACGGTCTATCCATCTTACATTCGCACCACACAATGTTGACAATCCAATCAGATCAGCATACGGGTAAGCTTCGCGTACTCGAGCCGCGAACGAATCCACCGCGGCACCCAGATCAGTGGTGTTCCTACCGATATCATTGGTCGACCCGTTCACCAGCACGTATCGTACTTTCGACCGATCCACACTACTATCAGCCAGAGCGGTATCTAATTGAACGCCGTAACGCTTGTCACCGTTCAAAAAGCCCATACCACCGACACCATATTTCTTGGTCTTCAACCCGAGCGCCTGACCGACCAGGTACCACCAGTTGTGTTGGGTCGTGGACGCGCTCTCGGTCATACTGTCACCAAACACGACCATCGTGTCCTGACCACCATGCCGGTTCGCCTCCCACGTCTTCGACGACCGGTCAGCCAACAAAGCCGATATCGCCTCATCCTGCAACTTCTGAGTAGTAGCGCTGAACGTCTCCGCCTCATTCCGGGCTTTTATGGCCGCGTCTCTCGCCTCACGGGCGACCGGTGTCACGTCACCCTGTGGGCCGGGTAGGAATACTTGTTTCTTGTCGATCATTTGGTCAGGCATCGCACACCATCTCTCCGGTGGCGCTGCTAGGGGTCAGAGGCTTGGAATCAAGCCCCCCCCCCCCGTCATATTTTGCTTTGAAAACATCATGATTATCTCCTTTGGTTGTTCGTGTTGGGTTAATTGCCTCGTGGCACGTAGGCATCGGTTTTCTGTCCCACGTTCCATCGGGTGATGACGCCCATCTCCGAATTATTTTTAAACGCGATGAACGGCGCGTAGCCGCGCGTGGTCTTCAAGCCGGCACCGAAGGCGATGTTCACGTTGTTCAGCCGGATCCCGGCGATGATACCGGTAATGGTGACGCTGGTGGTGGTGAATCGTGCGTTCAAATCGAACGTGTACCGGCTGGTCGCATCCATGGAAGGCCATCCGTTTATCTTGTATGCGGCGGTCTGGTAGTACTTTCCGTTGGTCTTCGCCCGGACCAGTATGTTGCCGCTTTTGCGGATGATGATGTCTATACTTTCCTGCCCGAGTTCGGTTTCCCCTTCGACAAATCCCTCGTCGTAATTTCCGGTGGAGGGGCTGAACACGCCGAACTGGAGGAATATGGGATCCGCGTCAGTGCCGGTGTTGATGGGGCACGTGCCCTCGATGGTCTGCTCGATGGTCTGCGTGTCAGACAGGGTGTTGATCCTCATGTCGATGTAGTGGATCGGCATGATCGAGTATTTTATGGTCATAGCGCTGTCGGCATGCACGGTGAGCGTTCCGCCGGTCAGCGAGACGCTTTTGGGGATGCCGCGCCGCCCGTAGTTGATGGACGGCGACAGGAACCAGTCAGTGACGGAATCATGCAGGACCTCGCCGGTGGGATGCGTGTCATGGGTCACGTAGTCGATCATGTTGCTGGTAACACCATCCACGCCCTTGGCCTGTTCGACCGCGAATGTGCTGTCACCAGATGTCTCGAAGCTGTAGACGAGTATGCCCTGATCGTGCAGGTGGGAGACGATCGCACCGCTGGTCAGGTTCAAGCTCACCGCAATGCGCGTGATGCCCGCTGCCAGAAGGCTCGCGCACGCGGCGTCACTCGGAATCACACTCTGCAGACTGATGACCTGCAGTCCCAGGGCTGCGGCCTTGCGACATATCGACTCGGAGGCGCACGTCACATACACGTTTCTCCGGTATCCAGCCTTCAGGATCATGCCTGAGACGATGTCAAGAGTCCGTTGGTCCCCTTGCTTGATCTCTATCTGGCTGACCCGACCATTACAAGCGCGCATGAAATCCGTAAGCAACGGCGGGGACTCGAGAACGCCACCAGAAATGACCGGTAACAGACGACGAGACCTCCAATCCTCAAGGCTCATCGTGGTGATGTCGGTGTCGGCACCGGTCATAGTGCGCCCCGTGGTCCGATCATGGCATAACACCGGGGTTCCATCCGACAGGAGCCACACGTCCACCTCGGGAACATAGCCATGATCCCACGAATACCGGCAACCATTGATCGACTGCTCCGGATACCCCGTGCCCCCGCGATGCGCGCACCGCATGAACCCCGGCATCGAGATCGTATCCGATGCGAGCGCATCAGCCAACATCGAACGGGTCTTGGACGTTTCGTCCATGATCAGCGTGGAAACGGCCGCATCCTGCAATGCCACGGTGTTCGCGGCGAATGTTTGTGCCTCGTCGCGATACGATTTCGTCGCCTTCAAGGCCTCACGCGCCTGTGGAGTGATATCACCCACCGGACCGGGCAGATTCACCTGCCGCTTATCAATGACCTGATCAACCATAATAAATATCCTCCAAATTAATTTTGTAGGCTGAAATAACCCCAACCCAATAATTCCGTCGTACCGTCTTTCGAGGCGGTCATACGCCAACAACCAGTACGACGAGACTGCCATACAATACCGCTGAACGCGTCAGGCGGAATATACACGACTGCTTTACCATCCGTGCCATGAGCATCACAAGGCCGCCGATACCAAACATCCTGCTCATCCGGACTCAGAAGTTCGAAGACGCAATCCCAGTCGGTCAGATCCACATCCTGGAATCCCTCGGCACGATTCGACATTCTCTGCCAATGGACTCCATACCGATTCGACACATTGCGCAAAATCAGCAGATCATCACGGCCAATACTCTCAGCCAATACTCCAAACATACAAACTCCTTCTAAAACTTAGGTGGTTTACGCGGCGCATATAAAATACCAGTTTGCTCAAAATGAGGGTTGATGATGCCTGCAAGATACACAAATTCGTCGTATGTATATGAGACGAGTCGTTGCATGTAATCCTGTTGGGATTGTAGGTGGTCTGTTGTGGATTTCAATTGATTGGTGATGTTTTTGAGTGCTTCGACTGTGTTGCCTTGACCGTCGACGACGCCTTTCAATTGGTCGACGATGTTCTTCAACGTTGCTTGTTGTGTTTCCAGTGCGTCGTTTTGTCGTTCCAACTCGGTTTGTTGTTGCTCCAGTTGTTCTTGGGCTTTCTCGAGTTCTTCCTGTTGCACTTTTAACTGTTGGGTGAGTTCGTCGAGTTTGCGAGTCAGCTGTTGCAGCTCGGTACCGGTGGGACAGTTCGCTTCGTCTTTTTCGCGTTCTTGTCGTTCCCTAGCACGTTGGATGTTGAGGAATGGGTCGTTGATGCCGGGGGTATATCGGTGTTCTGGTACCCAGAGTTCGTCGGGATCGTCGTCGAACTCCTCTTCATCGTTCGTGTTGCTGCCTGTGTTCGGTTCGCTGCTATCACCGCCCGTATCAGTGTCTGGCGTGTCTTCGGAGGCTTTGCTCTCCTCGCTGAGCGTCAATGTTCTTGTCTCTAATACGGGTTCAGGGATCTGCGTGGATATTCTCGCGATGTCGGTGATGATTTCGTTGATTTGCGTTTGGGTGACGTTGACTTGTTTTTGCATGCGGTGGATGAAGATTTCCAGTTGTTTCATGCCTTGTGTTTTTATGCGCATCATCGTCTTTTCGCTTGTACGGTATGCCATTCTGAATCACTGGAGGCTTGTACGTCGGTGATTTTGAGTTGGAGTTGGACGCGCCCCATGTAGTCGTCTTCGTATCTCAAGTCGAGCCAGTCTCCGACGTGGGGATCGTATTCTTCTCCCATGAAGAGTTGGTAGGATTCGCTGGAATAAGCTCCTAGTGCTGCTTGGCTTCGCGCGTATTGGCGGAGCGATTTCCAGTCACTGATGGTGGTGTGTTCAGTATTGCTGGATTGCAGTAACGGCATACCGGAGTCCATGTATCTGGTGGTGTCGGCTTTGGCAGTGACGGTCTTGTCATTGTTTTTGCCTCCGATCGCATAGACCTGGTGGGTCATACTGTCACTTGACTCGTCAATGGTTCCCATACGAATCCGTTGCCCGGGTATGGTGGCGTTGAGACGGTATTCATGGTCGATGAGTTCTTTAGCTGATTCCAGAAGGAATGTGAGTCGCCCGCTCGTGTCGATTGATGGGGTGAATCGGTATTCCTGCGTGTTCTGGAGGTTGGCGAGGTCTCGTAACCGGTCGGAGACAGTTGCCATATCGTATCCGCCGTAGGTTCTGGTGAATGAGCCTCCCTCCAACGGGGGCAGGCGGAACGGGAGTTCACCCCATTTCATGGTTTCGGCTACTAGTCCTCGCGCGATGTCACGGTATGAGCCGGTTAACGTTAATGCCCAGTCACCTGCGGGGTGTTCTTCGTCGATGAGCACGTCACCGCTGTGGAAACTCGTGGCTAGCCCATGGTTGAGGACGAGTCGTTTACCGAACATAGTCCAACCACCGCCGCCTGAGAGCGTGAGTTTGCGCGCTGTGGAATCCCATGAGCGGCCGGTGGCGACTCCGGCGTGCAATACGTGCTGGCCGCGTTGGATGGATAGGATGATTTTCCATGGTTGCAGTGCGTCGTGCATGGATTGTCCTTGTACGCGTAGTCGTTTGGCGAATGAGGAGCATTCAATTTCGACTCGTAACTGTCCTGGTTCGTTAATGGAATCCGACCATGAGCACGCTGTGTATGGCAGTCTGGTTATATGGTTACCGGTTTTCGCATTGTATGCGTGGACGGTCAGTGGTTGCATCACTATGATTACCTCCATGCCGGTCTGACGAGCATCGATACGGAACCTGTGTGATATGAGGCGGAGATAACGCTGTTCCGCAAGGGTACGGAGAACGCGTCGTCTACTAGTACGGTTCCTTGGCTTGGTTGCATGTCGGCGAAGTTTAAGAGCATCGGGTTGCTTGTTCCCGCCCATTTGACTTGTTGTGCGCCTAATGACAGTGTCAACGAGGTCACGTTATTGGTTTTCACGATTGGCCATGATTCGATATTGCCTTCGTTGCTTACACGTATCAGTCCGTTTGTCGCGGGGTATTCAATCCAGGGACCATAGCGCATCGGATCGGGGCAGTAGAGAATTATCGTGAAGGTAAACGCGTCGAGTCGCTCGAGCAGTGTCTGTTGGGGATCATCGGCGAGCCATCCGGTCAGGTAGCGTGTACCTTTCGCATCATATACGAGGATGGTGATCTGCTGGTAGGCCATGTCGTTGATCCGGTCGATGAGGTCCAATGTCTCGATCGTGGATTCTCTTCTGGTCAGACAATCCAGGGTGATGGTGCGACTTTCCGCAGTCAGCCTGCTGGGCCAGTAGGAACCATGCTGTTGCGGGATAGCGAGACCGGATTCACGTGGTTTGGTCGCACCATATAATCCTTTGATACCATCCAGGCGAATCCAACCGTCACCATGCTTGTCGAGACGGTTATCGATGAGCGTTATCGTATCATCATCGGTTTGTAATTCGATACGCATGACTCACCCCCACCTGTCGATCATGGCTTTCGTCTGACTGCCGAACATCGCGTAGAGCACGTTCGGATCGGTTCCCCTCGCGTCAATACTCACATCCACGGTCGTCTGTCTTCCTAATGTTCCATTGGACATACTCATGTTCGAGGGGACTTGGACCGCCGACGGAAGTTTACCCAGTTGAGGCATGCCCAACGTATGGTCTTCCAACGTCATCTGATCCGCGAGCTGGTTGAGGCTGCGGCTGACGAATGGCCGGCTTCTGTCGATGCCGACCGCCATGCCGCGTCCGATCATGACACCCACCTGATCGCGGAACACAGTGGACGGCGAATGGATGCCGAGCGCGCTTTTTGCCTTGTCCACTAGGCCGGTGAGTGCGCCCTTGATGTTGTCGTACAGACCGCTTACGGCACCGCTGATGCCGTTCCATAGGCCGCTGATGATGTTTTTGCCTGCGTCCGCCAACCATTGCCCGGCTCCGGAGAAGAATCCGACGATCTTGTCTTTGATGCCGGTGACGGTGTCGACGACTCCCTGGATTCCTGCGGATGCCGCGTCCTCGATGCCGCTCCATATCGAGCCGAACGCACTGCTGATGCCGTTCCAGATGCTGCTCCATACGCCGCTGATGCCGTTGAGTACGGTGCTGATGATGCTGCTGATGCCGTTCATGACGCTGGATGCCACGGATTGTATGCCGTTCCATATCGAGCTGAACACGGAGAGTATCGCATTCCATACGCCGCTCCAGTCGCCCTGGATCGCGGCGGTGACGGCGGTTATGATGCCGGCTATCACGTTGAGCACGGTGCTGATCACGGTCGATATCACGTTCCACACGGTTTGCACGACGGTGAGTATCACGTTCCATATCGTCGACCAGACGGTCTGGATGACGGTCAGAACGGTTTGTATGATCGTCCATATCGCTTGGATGGCGGGTCCGATGAACGCGGCGATCATGTTCCACACGGTCATGAAATAGCCGGATATCGCACTCCATGCGACGGACCAGATGGTTTGTATCGTCGTCATCGCCATCGTGATGATGCTTTGGATTCCACTGATGATCGGCATGACGATGGGGCTGATCGCGTTCCATATGGTCGTGAACAGGTCGAGTATCGCGTTCCACGCGTTGCTCCAGGCCGAGCTGATGGCCTGCAGTCCCGGTTGGATGAACGACGCGATGGACTGGATGACGCCGGATACCGTCGATACCGCGGTGTTGAAGATATCGACGATGCCGTCCCATAATCCTGAGAAGAAACTACTGACTCCCTGCCATGCGCCCTGCAGCCAGTCGATGAAATTGGACCACATGGCCTTTCCGGTGTCCGTTTGGGTGAAGAACCATGTCAATCCGGCGACGACCGCCGCTATGGCAGCAGCGACCAGCCCGAACACTCCCAGGCTGGTGGACATCGCGGCACCGAACGCGCCGAACACGCTTTTCGCCGTGCTCATGACGGCTCCCAGTGATCCCGTGACGTTCTTGACCGAAGACAGGCCACCGACGAACGTTTTCAACTGGCCTGTGACGCCTTTTGCCTGACCCACGGCCTGCCACAGTTTGGTGACTTTCTGCGCGCCGGCATCCAATCCGCTGGCACCATCCGCCAACTTGGACAGTCCGGAGGAAACAACTCCCAATCCCTTCGACGCGGCAATCAGACCGGTGATTCCACCGGCGAGGGGCAGGAGCCAATCGGAGTTGTCGCCCACGAATCCGATCACTCCGGAGAGCTTGTCCACGAGATCAGCAAGCAGATTGATCACGGTGGGCAGGTTCTGCACGATTGCGGAACCCAATACACCGAATATGCCGACCAACGGGGTCAGTCCGCCTCCCATGCCGCTGAGCTTGGAGAGCAGTCCACCAATCGAATCAACGAAATTGCCGATAGCATCCCGCAGATTCAACAGGAAATCGACGATGGGACTGTCTTCTTCGATTTTGAACGCGTTACGGAATGCGGCGGTGAACTCGCCTTTGCCGAACAGGTCCACGACGCCGTGATAGGCGTCGCCCAGCCATGAGAAGAACGCGGTTACGGCGGGTATCGCGTTGGTCAGTCCCTTCTGCAGCCCGGCCCCGACCTGCTCCAACACCGGCGTGGCCTTCTCGGTGAACCCGTCGATCACGGGGATCGCCTGGTTGAACATGTCGCGGAGCCCGTTGAGCAGCGGACCTGCGGCCTTCTCACCCAATCGCCCGAGAGCGGCCTTCACATTCGCCAACGCTCCGGTGAATGTGGTGCCGGCGCTGAGTGCGGCTCCTCCGAGGCCTTCCTGCATGGCGTCGGCGAAGGTCTGGAAGTCGATTTTGCCGGCGGATACCATTTCCGATACGTCGGCTGATGTTTTGCCTAGGTGTTTGCCGAGGAGTTGGAGTACTGGTACGCCGCTGCTCATGAGTTGGAGCATGTCGTCGCCCTGGAGTTTGCCACGGGCGGCGACGGATCCGAATATGGTGCCGATGTCGGTGAGGCTGCGACCGCTGATTTGTGCGGTGTCGGCGACGGTTTTCAGGACTTTGGTGAGCTGAGCGCCTTGTTGCACTCCGGATGCGCTTAGGCTTGCGGCCACGGTCGCCGCGTCACCCAGGCCGAATGCGGTGCCTTTGACGGACGCGAGCGCGTCGTTCATGATTTCCTGGACGCTGTCGGCGTCGTGTCCGAGGCCTTTGAGTTTTGCTTGGGCGTTTTCGATGTTGAGTGCGCGTTCGAAGCCGCCTTTGGCGGCGAGTGCGACGATGCCGCCGGTTACGGTGCCGATGGTGGCGACGCCGAGTTTGCCGATTTTGGTGAATGCTCCGCCGATTTTGCTGATGAGGCTGGTGGAGCCTTTGCTGGCGATGTTGTCGATCGAGGGGGTGATGTCGCCTTCGATTTTCTTGCCGAATCCTTTGCCTGATGGTTCGACCTGTACGTATACGGTGCCGACGTCCTGCGCCATGAGAGTCCTCGCTTGAAACTATGTGCTTGGATTCCCATGGCGGTGGGAGTCGTTCTGATTATTGTTCGTCGGTGGAGAGCGGTTCGCCCCATTGTTGTTTGAAATGCCGGCGGCGACGTTTCCATTCCTCGTCGTGGATCACGGGACGTGGGTCCGGTCTCATGAGGTCGTTGCGCGCGTCCGTCCAGGGGATGTAGTTCTCGTATCCCTTTTTCTTGGGGGTGAGATTCCATACCGCCCGTTCGATTTCACTGGGCACGTACGTGTATCCGGCGAGCGCCGTGTAGACATGTGAGTCGTGTTCGCGCAGGAGTTCCTTCACGTACGGCCATAGACGCCAGTAGGTGATGTTGCTTTCGGCTGACGGGTCTCGTGCCCACTGGTCCCAGGTGAGGGGATGCCAGACGATGTGGAATCTGGCGAGCAGGTCGTAGGCTAGTGCTTCATGGTGGTGCGCGTGGAGGATGGCGAGGTAAACGCTTTTGGGTCGATGCCCGACTGTTCCGCCCAGGCCTTGATGGTCGCCACCAGGTATGCCATCGCATTATTGGTCTTTCGCAGTGCGCTCCAGAAGTTGGGTTTCACCGCTTGGAAGTATGCGAGGAACACGCTCATGGCGCGGGCAGTGTCCTCATCCGAGAGCACGGGAGTGCTTTTGACGATCAGGATCATCTGCACGAGTTCTATGGGCAGATCGGTCGAGTTGAGGTTGGGCAGGTCGAGTTTGACGCCGTTGACCATCAGATGCACGTCCTCGTACGTCTGTTCGTC